CCGCTGCCCCTGGAGGAATAGTTTGTGGATCTTTACTTGATTTGGCAGCAGGGACACCAAGTCCAAGATCAGGGCGAGGTCCTAGGGTAGATATATGGGCTCCTAGTAGAGTAGCAGCCAGTAGTTTTTATGCTGGTGAAAATCCTGACGGCACTGGCCTAGGCTATAATGGGGACTCACAACTAGGAAATCCAAGTAGTACTGGATACCTTCCAAGTATAAAAAATGTAAGAGATTCTAGAAATAGTAATTACTATGTGGTTAAAACCACAGATGGCACTAGCTTTAGTGCTCCTCAAGTAGCAGGCTTAATAGGTTTATGGGCAGAACTTAAACCTAACCTTACAGCTGCCGCAGCACTTAGTTTATTACAAACACAGGGACAGTCTGGCGGCGTAACTTCTACTAGTAATAACTATTACGATTCTACAGGCATTGCTGGGGCTCAAAACTTAGTTTTAGGATTTTTACCTCCTACTTTTGCTATTACTGTTAATTCTACAGTAATTACTAGAGGGCAAAATTTAACGTATACTATAACTACAACAAATGTTCCTGACGGATCCACATTGTATTTAACTGAATCAGGATTAGCTGATGCTAGTACATTTGTTGACGGATTAATAAAAGCACCAATAACGATTACTAGCAATAGTGCAACATTTACTAGAACTGTATCCTCAACCGCACTATCAACATTCTCAATCTTATCTTTGAGATCTGGTGGATACACTGGCACAATTCAAGCAACAGCATCACTTATCTCTGTAGGAGTAAATATGTCATTACCAAGTTGGCCATTACCGCCATTTCCACAAACACCACAGCGGGGCTATCAAGAAACTGTAGGTATAAATATTATAAGATCACCTATGGACGCTGGTCCTGCGAAACAACGTTTACGTGGCAGACGTCCTAGTACTATGGCACTTCAATTTTTACTTACCAAAAGTGAAGTAGATACACTACAAAATTTTATAAATACAACTATATATGGTGTTAGAAGATTTAATTTTACACATCCTAGAACAAAGTCTATAGTAGAATGTAGATTAGTTCCACAAGGTGATGGGCAATTTTTTACACTTAATTATATTGCACCAGACTACTACAACGTTAACTTACAGCTAGAAATATTACTATGACCAGACTAAATACCTTATCTGCTGCAGCTATTAAAGCTATGTTTTCCTCGGAAACCGAGGAACAACTAATTATGCTTATTACTATACATGATCCTGACCCTACTGGTGTGGATTATTCAATAAGATTAGCAGATGGGTTTACTGGACGCCTTACTGGAACTACCGCATCTTGGACACCAGAAGAATTAGAAACTAAAGAAGGTTATACTACTGATACTGAAGTAATTTATGGTGTTACTAGAACAGTTAGCGGTGTAACACAAGAGTTTATATTTTTACCTATGCAAATTAACTTGCCACCAGAGCAAGAAACAGGAGTTGGTAGTGTTAACATAACAATAAACTATGTAACTCCACAAGCCATTGTGCTTATAAGAAAATACTTAAAAGAGCCAGTAAAAGTAACCATAGAACTAGTACTAGCCAGTAGTCCTAGTACTACAGAAGTTATTTTTGATAATTTTTGGATTACTAGTGCTACTTATAATGCACAGTCTATAACTCTTCAATTAGATATGGTTAGTTTAACCAGAGAACCATTTCCTAGTTTTAATTTTACACCCACTTATTTTCCAGGACTTTTCTAATGAATTATAATAAATATATTGGATTGCCTTATAAAGAAAATGGTAGGGATGAAACTGGACTAGACTGCTGGGGATTAGCAAGATTATTCTATAAAAATGAATTAAATATAAGTCTACCAAGCTATAGTGAACTATATAATGGCAGTAGTGATATAACTTTACCACAAACCGTAAATTACTATAAAGATAATTGGACAAAAGTAGAATCTCCTAAATCGGGAGACTTATGTGTATTTAATATACTAGGTGAGCCTAGTCATATAGGTATATATATAGGTGAAAATAAGTTTTTACATAGTCGTGAAGGCAAAGACAGTGTAATAGATCGCCTAGATAGTTCACAGTGGATACGTAGACTTGAGGGATTTTATAGATATACAGAAAAATTTAGTTTATTACCTATAACAGGCATGCCTAATCCACTTGAGTGGAATAAGATTGTAGAATTTGCTCAGCCTGGAGCAAATGCTCAAGGTTTTGCCAACTATTTAGCTGCAAAGTATAAGCTCAGTGAAGGGTTTAAGAAACGTCTTGTACTAATGGTAGATGGTGTTCCTATACCACAAGAATTATGGGCTAGTACTTACTTTACTGAAAACAGTGTTGTTAACTATAAAGTAGTTGCATTAGGTGGTGGTAGTGCTGGCAGAATGTTTGCTTTTTTCGCAGTTGTTGTAGCCGCAATTGTACTTGGTCCAGAACTAGGTGTATATATGGCAGAAGCTACTGGTTCCGGCTATTACGCAGCATCAGAACTGGGTTCAGCTTTTATTTATACTACCGGTACACAAGCTGGCTGGGCCATGGCAGGTACCATGGCCATACAGTTTGCTGGCATGGCACTAGTAAATGCAGCTTTTCCTATACGTCCACCAAAAGATCCTGGACAAAGCATGCCTACTAATATGTTTAGTGGTCAACAAAATCAAGCTAATCCATATGGAGCAATACCAGTTGTATTAGGACGTACTAGAGTTACAGGATTATTAGGTGCAGCACCTTATATAGAAACACTAGAACGCACTAGTAAATTACACTTGTTAATAATTTGGGGATTTGGCCCAGTACAAATTGATAGAAGTACACTATCCATTGGTAGTACTCCTGTTTCACAGATAATAGATGAACAAATTAATCCTAGTGAAGTAGCTTACACACTAGAAGGTAGTAGTACGGAAACTACAGCAGAAACAAAACAATTTAATAGCTATTATCCAACAGATTTACAACAACAACCTTCAAATCCAGTAGAATTAGTAAATGATAGTAGTGGTAATCCTTGGAAGTGGGTTACATTTACACAGCCAGCTACTACTATTAAAGTTGCAATTAGTTTTCCAGACGGTTTACGCGCAATAAATCGTAAAAGTGGTGACACTAGTAGTGTAGATGTAGATATACAAGTTGCTATATTTAAAAGTCAATATGGAACAGCAACAACACTAACTAATACTAGTCCTCCACCCAGTCAAAATAAACCTACTTTTGTTATACCACAAATAACTACTATTGATTTAGGTAGCATAGATAAAACATGGACAGACTATAGTGATGGTACTGCATATAATTTATACAGAAAAGCCATATTAGCTATACAACCAAATGGATCAGTAGTAGCTTTTTATGGTGGTATCAGTGAAACTATTGGTAGCGATCCTATAAATGCATTAGCTCGATATTACTATAAAGGCACTTATAAGCATATAATAGATGATCAAGGTAATGAACAATATGTACCAGAAAATAGTGCTGGTTTTAAATGGGAACCTATAGTTCCAAATAATTGTTTTAAATTATTAAGTGTAGTACAAAGTGGTAGTGGTATACTAACCACAGGTACTGGACAACCACAAGATTTAATTAGTACAAATGGTACTCATTTTTCTATAATAGCACCTACTCCTTGGTATACTATAAGCAATACAAAAATAATAGTATCAGCAGTTACAGTAACAAGTACTATAAGTAGTACCGAAACAAATAGAGTAATATTTAGTAGTGCTGCTGGTGTTTATAGTGGTATTAGTACTTTTGTAGGCAATGTCGTTAAAGTTGATAGTGATCAGTGGAAGAATCAATTTTTAAAACAACATGCAGTTTGGCAAAGTGATGGTGGCAGCGGTGTATCCACACTAGATACTGTAACACTAGAAAGAAGTGGTGTTGTTTTTCCTTATACAGGCTACTATACAGTAGATTTTTCTGTTGATAATTGGGGTGATTTTTATTTAAATAACGTACAAAAAATAAGTAGTACTGGTACCTGGGATACAAATACAGATGAACTTAGTAGTCCTAGCAATGCAATACGTAGTCAATTATATATAGAACAAGGTACTTATACTGTTAAAGTAATTGGTAATAATAAGGGGAGAGAGCCAGTATCTACCACTACAAGAAGTTACAAAGGCGTAGCATTAAAAATTAGTTGGATATGGGATGGAGAATATAATGTAAATCCATTTGCAGATAATCAAGGATTAAAACTACGAGACGTAAATGAAAAAGATGGTATAAATAAAATAATTGAGTTTAAAAATCTTGAAAGGGCTGCTTATACAGTTGGTGTACGTAGAACTACTAGTAGCGTAGCGGATAATGGAGATTTAACAAGAGTTTGGCGAAGTTACTTACACTTAATAACAGCTTATGATAGTGAAACTAATCCACCAATAAATCCACTACCAACTAGAACTTGGAAAAATTATAGTACTAATACTAGTTACAATACAGTAACAGATCATAGACATTTAGCAAGAACAGCTATAGTTGTACAAAGTACTAATAAAGTTAATGGTAATATTGAAGGTATAAATGCCATAGTAACTACAAAAGCATTAACGTGGAATAGTAGTACTCAATCCTGGGGAACAGAATTAATAGCTACAAATAATCCTGCTAGTTTATTTAGACATGTATTACAGCATACTGCTAATACTTTTCCTGTAAGTGATAATGAATTGGACTTAATTGGGCTAGGATCTTGGTATGAATTTTGTGATAGTATAGATAGTGTAACTACTAGACCTAGATTAACCTATAACAATGTAATTTCTAACACTCAAAGTTTAATGGAAGTATTAAAGGATATTTGTGCTGCTGGAATGGCAAGTCCTACATTTGTTAATGGTAAATGGAGTGTAGTAATTGATAGAGCTAGGCCAAATATTGTACAGCATTTTACACCACAAAATAGTTGGGGCTTTGAAAGTACAAAACTATTAGTAAAAATACCTCATGCTTTTAGAATAAGCTATGCAGACGAAGCAAATGCTTATCAAGTAAATGAAGAATTAGTATATGACTGGGGTTACGATAAAGATACTAGTACTGGTAAAAAATTAGCGGATAGATTTGAAAGTATACAATTTCCAGGTGTAACTAATACAGATCAAGTAAGGTTTTTTGCCAAATGGCACTTAGCTCAGTTACATAAACGTCCAGAGCGTTATAGTATAAACGTTGATTTTGAATACTTAGTATGTAGTCGTGGTGATAGAGTTAAAGTAACACACGATCTACCGTTATGGGGCACGGGCTCCGCCAGAATAAAGTCAATGCATACTATTAGTAGTAATAATATTTTAGTTTTAACAGAAGATATAATTTTTGATATAACTAAAACTTACAAAATGTTAATTAGAAAAAATCCTAGAACTAGTGGTTCTACAACTATACCAAGTGTAGTACTTGATATTCAGCCAGTTATTTGGAATGGTAGCGGTTATACCCCTGCTAGTAATTCAGATTATTATAGTGCTGTAAGAGTTATTAGTGGTAGTTTAACTGACGTAGAGACTGATAATTTGGTAATGATTGGAGAAATGTCTGGTAGTATAGATAAAACAACAACTGATTTAATAGTATTATCTATAGAACCATCTAGTAATTTAACAGCCAAATTAACTTTGGCAGATTATGCAGAAGACATATACACTACTAATATAAATAATTTAAGCACTAACTTTAATAGTAATATTACTTTTATAAATCCAGATATAATAAAAAATACTATTAGTGATTGGCCGGTAATAATTGGTATAAGTTCTAGAAGCGTACAAAGTGAAGAAATATCTACAGGTAATTATATAAATGTTACTGTTATTACGTTTGCTAATCCTGCTAATCAAATAAGAAATGCAGCCAAAATTCAAGTAGATATAATTTTAGCTACTCAATCATTTAGTGATATATCTGCTTCTAATCCGTACTATATAGAAAAGGATAGTTCTACTTTAACAGTATATGGATTAATAACCGGTGGTATTTATAAAATTAGAGCAAGATATGTAAATAATATAGGATCTATATTTGGACCGTGGTCTCCAGAAGGAATATTTAATGTGATAGGTAAAACACAACATGAATATAATGCAACACAACTACAAATAACACTAGAAGGAACTAATTTAATAGTTAGAGCACTTACTGCTGATGGTACTATAATACCTAGAGATCAAAAAACTTTTGAATTTAGATTATACAGAAATAGTGGTACGGGAGATTTTTGGGATGATGTACCTAATTTTACTATAGCAGATAAAACAGATAATTATTTAATGTTAAAATCTAGTGATACTGTTAGTTTTGATTTGACTAAATTACCATTACCTAGAATTAGTACTACTTTACCTGGAATAAAGTATAGAATAGCTTGTAGAGCTATTGATCAAACAAATAATTATTCTGCAACAAGTTTATTGGGTAGCGCTAATTTAAGTACAATTCAACCGCCTAGCCTAACTGAAAGGGTATATTAATGGCTTCGCAATATCAAGCAGGTATAGCATCATTAATTTTAGCTATTGATAGAGCAGATATTATTACTGCAAATAGTAATATTGTTAGGGATGACCAGAAAAATTTAAAAGTATGGATAAGTAAAACCCAGGGGTTTAACCCTAGTCCTACTAATTTATTCTGGGATGCCGAAGGACTATTAGCTAATATAACTAATTTAGAAGTAGAGAAAGCTCATTATTTTAGATATGCTCTTACTAGTGCTCTTGATCCTAGTATATTTACTATTAGTAGCGAATATAGTTTTATACCAAAAACTAATTTAGTTGCTGCAACTTTAGATCCACCACCAATACCTGCTTTACCAACAGTAACTGCTAATATTAATAGTATATCAGTGACAATGTTAGCTACAACTAATTCAAATCCTAAGTTATCACAGGGTATAGATTATAATTTTAGTCTTTATACTCCTACTACAGACCCTACTTCACTATATCAGCGAGCTTCTAGTTCTCACAAATCTACAATCATATATGGCAAAGAAGTAGATTCAATAACTATAAGTCCTACAGCCATACCTTTTAGTTCTGTTAAAGATAAAATTTTAGGTGAATTTGAAAATGATAGAACATTTGCTATTAGTGCTGAACCAGGCGCAATATATGCACTATATTTTGCATATAAAAATAAAGGTGGTTTAATAGGATTACCTACTCCTACGCCAATAATTGTAAAAACAGGTATAGATGTACAAAAGTTTTTAGATTTATTAGCAGGTCAAATAACAGAAGGTCAGTTGTATAAAGAATTACAAAAAAGAATATCTAGATTAGATAGAAGCGATGACAGCCCAATAACAGAGATTAGTAATATAGCCGGACAGTATACAGTAAAAATAGATGCTGGTGGTCAAGTAGCTGGCTTTGGTTTAAGTAATACGGCTAGTCGTGTTAAATATGATCCAACCGGTACAAAAATAACTGGCCAATTAGAAGATGGACAACCATTTAGTGAATTTGGTGTTGTTGCAGATAGATTTTGGATAGGAGCACCAGCAGAAATTAGTGCTACAAAACCAACTACTGATTTATGGCACGGAAAAGTATGGGTTGATTCTACAGGCGGAGGAAAAAATGCTGGGCCGGTAGAAGGTGTCACAGCATATCATAATTCATTTAATCCTATTATATTTAATCCCATAACTATGCCAAATGATTTGCGTTATTGGTATTGGGAATTAGTTACAAAAACAGAATTAAATAGATTAATTGCTGGGGGTGCTGGTGGTTATGTTAGTATGGGTAGTTGGAGTAAAACTCAGGCTTATGCACTAAAAAACTATATATTTGATGGAAGCAGTGGTTGTTACTATATATGTACCAAAGCTTATACACCTACAAAATTAACTAGTATATCTACTAAAAATCCTAAAATAACGGGAGGATTTACTGCTAGTGGTGCTAGTATAGGTGTAGGTGATGTAATTTATATAGAAGGTAGTGAAAAACTGCCAGATATTGTTAGTGGAAGTAAAGATAATCCAGCCTATAAAATGGGCCCAAGTTATAATAGTAAAGGAACTTATTATTATGTAATTAGTGGTAATACTAGTGAATTTGTACTTAGTTTAAGTAAAAACGGTAAAGGAATTACAACAGGTATAGGTCATGCTGTACAATATTATAAAAAATCTCGTATAAAAAATCCACAGTATAAGGTTAATGTGGACAAAACAGATCCTACTTATGACCCTAGGTATTGGATAGATGATCCTGATCCAAAAAATTCTGATTGGGTAGGTAGTTCTGAGCGAGATATGTTGCCGTTTATAACCCAAACAACAGGAGATAATGCTGGCGTTTATATTAATGCTGCTTATATTAAGGATGCTACTATTACAAATGCAATGATTCAAGATGCTAGCATTGATAGTGCAAAAATTATTTATCTAAATGCTGACAAAATTCAAGGCGGAACTATTGAGGCAGATAGAATTAATGCTGGTGCAATAAGTATTAAAAATGTTGATATTGGCAGTTTACGCGGAGCATTTAATACTAGTTGGAGTATTGTAATGCCCACACTAAGTACCTCAGCAGTAACTAGAACTGTAGATCTTGCGCCAGGTTCTTATCAAATAGTTTTACAAGCCACTTTTGCTAGAATGGATAAAAAAATGGGGTATAATACTGATACCGCAGAACTTGCAGAAATAGAAGCAACTGTTACTGGTACTGGAGTAACAGGCAGTGTTAAGTGTATAGCGTATTGGAGAAAACATGTTCCACAACTGTCTACTGCTAATATTAAGATAAAGAATAAGCTAGCAGATATTACTACACAACCAACTTACACATTTAGTGGCGGTGTTACAGCTGATATACCACCAGGACCACCAGGACCACCAGCACCCCCTAGTGGTGGCGGTGGATCACCTTCACCTCCTCCTTCACCCCCTAGTGGTGGTGGCGGTGGTGGTTGTTTAGCCTATGGTACACCTATATTAATGCATGACAACACTATAAAAAATATGGAAGATTTACAAATAGGTGATATGATCAAATCTATAACAATTGAAGATTTATCAACAGAAGAAAATGCTTGGAAAGATTATTCTACTAACTTATTTAGCTGTATTCCTACAATAGTTACAGTTACAGATATTAGACTAGATACTTTTCATAGCTATTATAATATAAACAATAATTTATTAAAAATTACATATGAGCATCCACTATTAGTTAGACGTGGTAGTGAATATAAATTTGTACGAACTATTGATTTAGTTACTGGTGACTTTATATATCATACAACTAATGGCTGGATACAAGTAACTAGTAAAGAATTTATAAATGAACCCATACAAACAGTAAGTGTAGATACTGAATTTGAAGATGTTTATTTTGCCAATGGTATACTAGTTCATAACTTTACTGCAAAATTATAAGAGGTAAATATGCCAACATATCCAGTAACAGGTACCGTAACAGGTACCGGTGGCGAAACAACACTAAAAAGTGATGAACTAGAATTTTTAGATACAGAAATAATTTACTATGATGTAGCACCAACAACTATAAATGTTGGTACTTTTACAGTACCTAGTCCTGGTGGTAGTTATACATTTACTATTAACGCACCAGTGCTTCCAAATACAACACACTGGAAGCACGGAGGAACACTAGCAACAATAAATTTTTTAGCTCCAGCAAGTGCAGGTACAGTTACTTTTACTGTACAACCTACTACAGTTGCTGAAGGTTCTGACGCTAATTTTACTATTACAACTCAAGATATAGAACCAGGTAGCGCATTAGGATGGCGATTAGTTCATGTAGGAATTATTAGTAATAATTCTCATTATGCTACAAGTCCTGGTTATGGTATAGTAGGATCAATTATTCTTAGTAATAGTGCAGTTCCTACTGGATCATTTAAAGTAAAACCACTTATTGATGGAGTAACTAATCCACCAGGATCTAAGAAACAATTTAAAATAGAAATAACAAAAGGTGGAGTAGTAATAGCCTCTTCTAATACTATTGAAGTAACGGAGAGTAGTAGTATACCAGGTTCATTAGGTCCTACATATGCGTTAGCACTAAGTCCTACTTCAGTAAATGAGGGAGGAACAGTAATAGGTACTATAACAGTTACAAATCCTATTAATAAAGCAACTAATATTAATTGGTTATTAGTAGACATAAGCAGCCCATATGATTCAGCTCCAAATAATTATTTTAGTACTAATGGTAGTGTTACTATACCTGCCAATGCAACTACAGCTACATTTAATATACCAGTATATGAAGATAAGTTAGTTTCACCAGGAAAAACGTTTAAGGTTAAATTAACAGATTCTGACGGATTGTCTTTATTAACAACTGCTGTTGGGCCAGTAACTGTTAATGATACTTCTAAACCTACTGGAGCTGCAGCTATTACAAGTGGTGGGGCATTAACCGTTAGTACAATGAGTGGTGTTTACTATAATTATGGTGCAACTGGTGGTTGGGGAGTAGGCTTACCTAGTGGTGCTACTTTAGTTATAATACCTGATGGAAGATGGGAAGCAGTATTATCTAATGGTAGTAAATATCAAGGAAATTGGTTTACTCCTACTACTCCGGAAATAGGATCTAATTATTATATTAGAGCTTATGTATCAAGTGGACCATTTTACTCAGGACTAGGAGGGAATCATACTTCAGGAATTGATTTAGTCCAATTACGTGCTGTAGAAAGTGTAGGAGCCTATGCTCTTGGCTATAGTTGTGTAGATCCTGAAACAGAAATATTAGTAGATTCTGATGGAACTACTAGATTAGCTGCTGATTTAGAAGTGGGCGATGAAGTTTATACCATGCATGAATTTAGTAACATATGGGGATATTTTAAAGTACTTAATCATGAAATAGTTACACAACCAAAACTACTATTAACATTTACAGATGGAACCACATTAACTGCTTCAAAATCACATAAAATATATCAAGGCAAAAATACTTGGAAAGCTATTGAAAACTTAGTATCTGGAGAAAGACTAGTAACTTTTTCTGGAATCATGAAAGAATTACAAAGTTCAGAAGATATTGGTGATGGTTTAGTAGTTAGTATGGAAATAGAAAATGCTCATACTTATGTAGCAGCTGATATTGTATCACATAATATAAAAGCTAATACATCGGATGGACACCATGCATCTATTTCTGTTGATTTTACTATAGAAATTTCTATTGATCAATCGGGTGCGGGCATGCAAACAGCTATAGTATCGTTAGGTGGAGAAGTAGGTATCCAGCCATAAATTATATTTATCCCTACACTATATAATACTAGTGCAGGGATATTTTTTGCATTGACTTTGGTGAGCCCTTGTGGTATAATAGGTTAAAATTGTAAAAATATATATTTATTTTTTACTGGTTATTTTTAAGCTAATTAAAAAATAATTGTTTAAGGAGTTTATACTATGGAAATCGAAAATAATAGTTTAATACAGACTATATCTGTTGCATCCTTAGCAATTATTGGATTAATTGTAGGAGTGCAAAAATTATTAAAAGATTGGCGCGGCACTCAGGCAGAAACAAATATAATTAGTATGATGCATACAGAGCTTGAGCGTATGAGTAGTCAAAACACAAAGCTTAGCACTGAGCTTGGAAAGCTACAAGAAGAAATTATTGAATTAAATAATCATTTAACTAAATTAAATATTGAAAATAATAAACTACAAGAAGAAGTATCTAGATTAACTATAGAGTTAAAAACTTTAGCTACTATGAAGGCCAATAAGGAATAATTATGAATCCAGGTAGAGTTAATCTTAGAATTTATCAAGGTAGTACCTTTAATCAAATGTTTCGTTGGGAATCAGAAACGCCACAGTATGCAACAATTGCAGCTATAAATAAAAGTGCTCCTTGTGTTATAGTAGTAAACACAGGTCAGCCAACTCCTCCACCATCTTGGAGAGTTAGAGTAACTGGCGCTAGTGGAATGAAACAAATAAATTTAGTTGATGAGGATGACTACTATATTAGTACTAATACAGTAGGTGCAAATGTTTATATTAATGAATTAAATAGCGTTAATTTTGATACTTATACTGGTGGCGGAGTTTTAAGTTGGAATTATCCTGTTCCATTAGGCAATTATACTGGTCTTATGCAAATAAGACGTAGTGTGCTTACTAGTAGTCCATTGCTACAAATAACTAGTGGTAGTGGTATTGAAATAAATGATACAGATAAGTATATACGTGTAACTATTACTAAAGAGCAAACAGCCCAACTAAATTTTTCTGTTGGTGTTTACAGTTTAGAGTTAACAAATAATTTAGGCGAAACAATTACTTTTATACAAGGTAATATTAGCTTAGTTAAAGAGGTTACTAGATGACAACATCTTCAACAACAACCGTAATAGTTCCTGAACAAACTACTATTGTAGTTGAAACTGATAATGATTCCAGAATAGTTGTTGAAAGAGATAATACTGTAACTATTACAGCAGGACTAATGGGCCCTAGAGGTATTCAGGGTTTACAAGGTATTCAAGGTATTCAAGGCTATAGTATTGTATGGCGAGGTAGCTATAGTAGTACAGCCACCTATTCTCAAAATGATGTGGTAATCTATCAAGGCGATAGTTATATTGTTATCTATCCGTCTAATTTAGGTAGTATTATTAATCAATCACCAGAAACTGCTCCTAATATTCTAAATAGTGCTTATTGGGATAGATTAACCGCTCATTCTCAAGGTATACAAGGAATTACTGGTAGAAGTATTACTGTAAAAGGTAATGTTGTAAATAGTTCAAATCTACCTGGTTATCCTACATCATATACTGGAGATCCTGGTGATGCTTATATTGAAAGTAGCACTGGTAAATTATGGACTTGGCAAGGTACTAGTTGGTTAGATGTAGGTAAAATTGAAGGCTCTCCTGGTGCTCAGGGTATACAGGGTATACAAGGCTTACAAGGTATTCAAGGCTTACAAGGCTTACAAGGTATCCAAGGACTACAAGGCTTACAAGGTATTCAAGGACTACAAGGATTACAAGGTTTTCAAGGTATACAGGGACTACAAGGTATACAAGGACTACAAGGTATACAAGGACCTCAGGGCTTACAGGGTCTACAAGGCTTACGTGGTTTTCAAGGCTTACAAGGACTACAAGGATTACAAGGTCCTTAGGGCTTACAAGG